CCTTCTGTTGCTTTTCTTCTTCCTTGGCGTACTGTTTCGCCATGTCCTCTTGGAACTTGAAGAACGCTTCAGTTAGCTTTTTGCGATTGTCGAGAGCTTGTTTTTCAGCGTCTTGCTGTTCCTCTTGCTGCTTTTCCCATTCGCGTCGAGCTGTTGCACCATCGCTGAATCGGGTCTGTAAAATATCGTCATAGACTTGCTTAGATGCTCGCAGTATTTCAAGGTTGGCTTTTGCTGCGTCTACTTCTTCTTGGGATACCAGATAGATTGACCGCTTGGATTCCAGCGTTGCTAGTGTTGCTTTTGCTAGTTCAACCTGTCCGGCTTTACCCTTCTGCTCAATCTCAAGTCTTGCTTTTAGTGCGGCTTCATCTTCGCCGCCCATCGTTGTGCCAAACTTTTGAATATCGGCAACGTCCTGATTGATTCGCGAAGATTCCTTGGCTTGCATTTCTGCACCAAGTTTTTTGGATTGCTCCGTTGCCTTAATCAGTTCTTCTGTGAACTTCTTGGTTTGAAATACCCATTCTGCGATCTGTTCGCCAACCTTGTAGCCAGCAATTGCAGCAAGTCCAACGAGTCCGGCTTTCAATGCTAATGCACCTGACCCGCCGCCTTTTAGTGCTTCCATTGCACCTTTGCCAGCTTCGGATAGTTCTTTCAATTGTGCGGCTGAATCGGTTATCCAGCCCGCACCAAGAACATTAGCGAACTTCTGGATTGACTCAGAACCCTTTGCGGTACTCTTTGAAGTCTGCTCAACGCGATCACGGAGCAATTCCATTTCGCCCGCTGACTTTTTGATAACCGCAGTAGCGTTGTCGGTTGCTGACAAAACAATATCGATTGATTCTTTTTCAGCCATTATTTGAACCGCTCCGCTTCAGCCCTGTTTTTCTCGTCAGCGTAAAATCCGCAATGCGTCAGCAATGATGCCGACTGGTCTAATAACCCGCCATTAACTGGCAGGAATCCGCGTTCCATCCATTCCGAATATTTCATCACCTCTTTTGCGTCTCGCGTTATCTCTTTTTGTGGGCATGTGTCTAGTTCGAAATAGCCCGTCTGATTGCACTTGTCGCATCCCAATTCATTGCATGATGGGCAAGCTAACCTAACTCCTAAATCTTTGCACTTTCCGCCAGAACACGATTTGCAAAGTGCGCCGCCTCGAATCAATGCCGTGATCCTTAACTTTTTTTTTCCTCATACTTAATCAATGAACCCGAAACCAGTTTCCTCAAAATTTCAACCATTCCAGTTCGCGTAAAAGCGTCCTCGATATCGTTGCTTGTGTAGCCTTCGATTCGCTCGACGTTTGCCTTGAAAAGTTCAGTTAGACGGTCTTGGAATGCCTCGCTGGAATCGTCTGGTGTTCGCTTCCAGAGTTCATCAAACGCCGCGTCATAGTCTCGCTGCTGCCTGGCTGATTTCGCTTTGACAACGCAGCAAGGGGGATTTTCAATACCCTCATGCCTATCCAAGACAATCTTGCCGAGTTCTCCCGGCTCTAATGCAAACATTAAGGAGCTCCAAATTCAATCGTTAGCTCGTCGTTCCCGCCGTTGCCACGATTTAGCTGGTATGTCAGTGTGTCGGTTTGCAATCCTTCGCGTTCAGCTTCCTGTACGTTGGTGAGCTGAAAATTGGGAGCTGCGAAAATGACTTGATCGGTGGCGCTGTCAAATGTTGCAGTCATTGTTCGCTCTGTTGAAGCAATCCATTCTCCATAAGTTGCATAGCTTGCAACCAACTTCGCCTCTGGGTCGATCGTGCCTACCGGAATCCGATTTGTAATGATGTAGGAATGAACGCCGTTAGTTGATGCCGCACAAGTTCGAGGCGTGATGACGTTTCCAAGATCGATAGTCATTGATGAAAAACAGGGCGTGAAGGCATCTAATGAAACTGCGGCAACCGATGCCCGCATTGGTAGCAAGGTCGGATAGGTAGGTGCAAGCAGAGCGACGTCCGTTGGTGTAACCCAAGCACCGGTGAAAGTCCAGTTAAGATCGACCGGTTTTCCCGGCTGAATGGTCACAACGCAATTACCAACTGCCCCGCGAATTGATTTGAACGTTCCATCGATATAGAGGCCCATCGTGAGCGTTTTGACGTTCGATCCTGGTGCTTCAGACTTCGGCGAAAATGTTCCAGCGGAATTGACAAATCCGCAGGCAGGTAAAAGCGTCGAAGCCCAGCTTGGCACTCCAGCGGCACCATCTCCAAATAGCTCGGTTCGAAATGTCAGCGTGCCAGATGCTTGTCCGACCGATCCAGTGATTGAGCCAAACGCCGCTTGACCCATTCGAGACACGAATTCAATCGTTGGTTGAATCGTTGCGTCGAACACATTGAAAACTGCGTCAGCGCCACTCAATGCGATGGAGGTTCCCGGCGTCGTCTCCACTTTACAGGCGACCACTCTTTTTCGTGCTAGTAATGTCATTTTATTCCTCTATGTTTTGTTGCCAGTTGAGACCGCCTGACTTCTTCAAATTCAAATATCTGATTCGCTCGGCAAGTTGCTTTTTGACTTCTTCGGTTGAAATCTCAACTACCTTGTTGAGACTTCGCTTGACTAATGAACCGAACGGAGACGCACCTTTCAGCTTTAGGATTGGGCCGCGAGGTCCGGTTCCTTTATTGGTTCTTGTGTAAACCTGCCCGCCAAACTTGTTGACGATAAACGCTTTCGGATAATGCGTTACGCCTTTCTTTTTCTCAATCTTTGCCGAAACGCCCTTTGTTTTTGTCTGCCTTGCCTTAAAGTCTCGCAGCGGGATTCGTGCTGACTTTGCAAGGCTTGCGGTCACCGTCAGATTCTCGCGTTGCTTCTTGATTTTGATTTTGCTTCGCACTACCTTTGCCGCTACATTCAATTCTGCCGTCACCTCTTGCGTCATCGCTCGCGCGGTCTTGCTGCCAGCTTTGCTCAATGCCGTGTAGGTTTCTTTTGCAAGATTTTCCGCCACGTTATTGAGCGATTCGATTAGCTCAGATAATCCTTTTTCCTTTAACGCAATCATGCTCGCACCTGAAAGGGATTAGTTTCCGAAACGCGATACATGACCGAGATCGTTACCGATGCCGATTCGAAACCGTCTTGCGTTGTTCTCGCAACGTCGCCCACTTCTGCATTGATCGCCACGCCACCAAACTGATACCAGTCCACAACTTCCGTAATTGCCCTGATTGCTGAATCTGCGAATTCTCCAATTGCTTTGTCCGCAGGTTCGGTATCGTGTATTGATTGCAAAACATGGCAATAGATTTTGAGGTTAACCTGCCTGCCAATTGCCGGTGGATTGCCTGGACAGTCATAAGCCGTGAAGCGAACCGCTGGCGTTTTGGTCAACACAATCTGATGATCTTTTGGAACCCAATCGTCAATCCGTCTGGCAACTCGAACAACTTCAACCACGCCTTCACAATTTTGCAATCGCAAGTATGCTTCGGCTGCTATTTGTTCGTCAATCGTTAACGGCATTCGAGTACCAGCATGTCAGCGTCTTGTGTTATCAATCGCGTTATCGTGTGATAGGTCGCTGCCATTCCGTCTCTCGTCGGGAATAGCAACCTATCGCCGCCCATGTCAAGCTCGTCGCCTGTGATGCCGGTTGTGACATTGTTGGCAACATGAACTTCGAACATCGGCAAAACGGTCACGGAATCATTTTCGCCGACCGTTTCTATTTGCTCGCGAATGACAACAGCATTAATCGAACGGTCTGTTCTCGCCGACCTGCCGGGGTAGTTGTATGGTGAGTACACTACCGCTTCGGCAAATTGGTCGGTATTGAGAAACACGCTCGAAACGTGCGATGTCATCAAGTCGCGAAGGGTCATTGCTTATTAGCGATGGGTAAGGACTTTGATGTAGTCAACAATAATCGAATTGACGTTCGAGTTTGCAGCCTTTTGGATCTGAACAATCGGCTGAAGTCCTGACGAATAACCAGACATGTCAAACGTCTGCGATTGAGCAACTCGGTCGCCGTTGATGTAAAATTTCACATCAGACTTGCCACCGCTGAAGTCAATCAAGAACGTCTTGAAAGTAGATCCCAGCGTTGTTCCAGACGAGATATCGTCAACGTCTCGAACTCCGTCATCCGTTTCGCAATAGACGAGCGTTGTTGAGCTTGCGCCAACCATCTTGAACCAGGCGTTTGCCGCAACCGAATCCGTGGTATCGTTTCGAGCTGATCCCAAACCGAACACCAATTCCGAACCAGTCGTGAACACCGCATTGAGCCGACATCGCATTTCGATCGACTGAATGTCATCAATGTCAAAGTCAAGGGCATCGTTAAAATGCAACGCAACAACTACCACATCGCCGTCGTTGTTGAGCGTCAGAGTAGCAACGCTTGTGCCTTTGGTGTATGTCGGCGTTCCTGTCGTGGAAACATCGTCAACCAGCCATGCGGTTGCGGGGTCTGCTGACGTTGGAAAGGTCGCAACCGCTCCATTAAAGTCATCATAAAATGTTTGAAAGTCTTGAATTCCAGCCATCGTTATATTTCCTTTTTGAATCTGTTTTAGTTAAGAGAAAAAAGGGGGATGGGCCTCCATGCCCCCTTTAAGAGACAACTACCGTTAAGCAGTTGCGTATTTGTAAAGACCTCGCCAGTCAATGGCTTTCACGCCGAACGTCTGTCGAACCTTGTACTTGTAAACGTCTTTGTCGAAGTCCCATTCCTGCTCAAGAACAGGTTGCTCTTCACCTTGCAAGAAGGTCAATTCGACGGTGTCGGTCGATGCTTTGTCAGCGGCGAGATACCAAGCAGTTGTGCTGTTGGAATCAAGCTGTGCTTCCTCAACCACGATAAGAGAGCGGTTGCCACCCTTGCCGTAGATGTTTTGAACACCGCTGTTGTTGTTGGCAGTGTTGTAGCTCATGCTTGTCACCAGCTCGTGTGCTGATGGAGCGGCAGTCATCGGAACAATCAAGAATCGCGGAATCAATCCGAGAGTCACTGAACTGTTCAATCCCTTCTGCAATGCCATTGCGGTATAGGCAGTGTTGAGCGTTGTGACGCTTGGTGCTGCCGATGCTCCCGATAGGTTTGTGCCGCTTGTGTGCGAACCAAACAAAGCAACTCCGTCACCCATCAAAGCATTGGCTGTCAGCACTTCGTACACTTTTTTATTCTGCGTTCGTCGTGCTGCATTGCCGTGCATGCTTGGTATGCGGGAAATTGCATCAGTATCATCTGAAATTATCGTCTCCCACGAAACGGTAAACATGCGGCCAAACTTCTCGACTTGATACGATTCTTTCGAATCGGACATCGCACCTTCTGGGTAGTCGGTGTTCTCTGGAACATTCAGCAAGTCAGGCGATTCACTGAACCGAACGCGGTTGATGGTCTTGAAGTCCGCAACGCTTGGAGCTTGTCGTGCCCAGATATCCCAAGTGAAGGTTGCTTCGTCGTATCCGGCAAGCAGCGTTTTGTTTGCGGCATTCAACAACAGATTCGAGAAACTGCCGGTCGTGTGGTAGGCGTCTCGAATGATGTTTGCGTTTCGCATTCGCTCGATTGTTCCGCGATGTCCAAGGGCAACCAGTGCGACGTCCTTGGGTGTCATCGCTCGCGTGTTGATGCCTTCAGATCGCAAGATTTCTTCCGCCATCCTGAACATGCTGACTCGCTCGAATCCTCGTGCATCTTCAGACATGCCTTCGACGACTTGACGCGAACCGCTCGCCCGCAATGCTCGACTGATTAGTCCTTTTTCGATGTCGCTTCGCAGAACGTCTCTGCCTTCTCGCTGCTCGCCGAACCCTGACGATCCGCCAGCTCCGACCGGTTTCTGTGCTTCCATGATTTTCTCCAAAATCGACTGGCGTGCTTTGTCGAGGTTCACTCCACTGTCACACAGTGAATCTGCAAATGAACGCTCGATCTTTGCTTGCTTGCACAACGCCTGAATTTCCTTGCGTCGTGTGTTATCTGCTTTCAGGGCACGCTCTACAGCGTCCTTGATTTCTTCTGGTTTCTTTTCTTCATCCATCGGTTTTTCTTCGCCTTCCATGTTTTCAATTTCCTCAACTACCGGCTCAACAATCGGAGCTGGTTCGACTTTATTTGGGTCTGTCATCAAGCCAATTGCCCAGGTCAGTGCCTGTTCTGCGTCGGCGATTTGTTCTGGCATTCCTTTTGCCACTAATGCGGTTTTCAGTTCTTCAGTCAACATTCGTTTCCTCTCCGTGTTAATTTCATAAGATCGCAGCAATTGCCTTACCGTACTTGTTTCATCTGCTCCTGCTGCGACAATGGAAGCATCAGAGGGAACCCAATCAGTAACAATTACCGCTGGCCCTTCAACTTGTCTTTCGCCAATCGTTTCCATTTCACCGCGTGCGATTGCTCGGCCTTTGTGCTGCAACGCGGTAATTGAAAAATCTGTTAAATGCCCGTCTAGCAACTTCTCGAATGCTTCTTGGCTTGCAGCGTCTTTTGCGAATGTCGCATCACCAACAAGCTCGGAACCTTCAACGCGGATATTGCGAACCGACCCAAGGACATTGCGAACGCTTGAACGGTTGTGAGAATCGACAATCGGCAATTGGTTTTTCTTGCCACGGAATCGAACTCCATTCATCGCCAGCACTTCGCGGTAGATTTCGCCGGTTACATCGTCAACACGCTCGACGGGATTTTCGGAAGCAATCACGACGGGGACGGATCGCGTTTGCGGGTCTGCCAAGTCCCGCCGCAATTCGACCATCCGTAAGATTTGCTTTGTTACTGTTTTCATTCGGTCGCCTCCGTGGTTTCCAACTTGCCGCTGCCGTCCATTGCATCCGTAATCAAAGCATCAATCGACGCCTGACCCATACCGATCGAGGAGAGGTAAACTCTCGCCTTTTGCTCTGTCGTTTTGCCTTCTTGCAACTCGCCTAGAATTGCTTCGATAGCCTTCCGATTCCTCTTAAATTGCAACGTCGATAAACCAGCCATTTCGCCTGCCGGTTGATTCTGTTCCGTCTCTGGATTTGCCTTCTGTGCGTTTGTTTCTGCCACTTGAGCATTGGCGTTTTGGGCATTGGTCAACGCGGCTTTTGCTGCCGCAGGTGAAGTCAATCCAAGGTTCTGGAATAGCTTTTCTTCTTTCGCTCGTTGATAGGCAATGTGTCTCCAATTCAATCCGCGTGAACCAAGTTCTGCCGCGTAGGTTGTCTGGTTTGCGACAATCGCCGCTTCACCGCTGGATTGCTCAACGCCTGGATCAACCCATTCCCAAGATGGAGGCATGAACTCAGCAGGTGCAAACCGGTTGAAGTCTGCTTGCAATTGTGCTGCTGATGGGAACCCAACACGCCCCGCCATCGCGGCAGCTTCACAGAACCGCTTCCAAGTCGGATTGCAAAGGTGATCAATCAAATACTTTTGCCATCGTCGGAATCGTCGGCGATCCTCAAGCTGGCTTGTGCGACTGCTCGAATAGTTCGTTTGCGAGAAGTCGCGTGCAACAATCTCGTAGGACAATCCAGTGCCGACCGCGATGCCGCGAAGCATTAAATTGATCCACGGTTCTGCACCGCTATTCGGTCGACCGGGATTAAAAAACGTAACGTCCTCGCCGGGCTTTAGCCGGAACATCATCCCCGGTTCCATCCATTCTGGCGTCGAACCTGATTCGGTTTCGTCATCGTCGCCCGGAAGTCCGGTTATCGGGCTGTCGCTTCGAATTGCTCCAACGGAACAAGATGCAACTGCACCGGCTTGCATTTCGTTATCGACATACAATCCGAGATCCCGTAACCAGCGAACCACCGGAGCGAACCAAGTTATCCCTCGATTCTGCCCAACGCGGTCACGCCGGAAAAGATGCTGAATGTTGCTGGCTTCGATTCGGACTGGTTCACGGCGTAACGATTGCAGGTCGCTTGGATGGTTCGGATAAACCCAATAGGCAACCGGCATTCCGATTTCGTCTATCTCAACACCGCGAACGATTCGCCGTCCATTTGATTTGAGCTGGTATGTATCGCGGTCGGTCGCCAGTCGGTCTGCTTCGATTAATTCGATTGCGAATGGAACCGGTCTTTTGATGCCGCGATAGTCCATCGGCACTGTAACAAAGTGAATCAACACCTCGCCAGCTTCGGCGATTTCCCGCTGTGCGATTTGCTGGACTTCTTGAAACGTGAACTGCCCGGTTAGTTCGGCAACCTCACACCATTTTTCCCAAACGGAATCGCGAATCTCGTTAACGTGTTCGACATCCTCGCCGTCTTGCGTTTCGAGTGCCGACATTGTTTGAATGCCAGTGCCAACAACGCTCGAGACTATGGTATCGACGACGCCCCAAGCGTAGGCATTGTTCCGAACTAATTCGCGTGCGTATGCTCTTGCCGAATCAGCCCCAAATGGAGCCATCATCTCTTGATCGGCAGGACGGTTGAACGGTCGCCGTGTTGCATTTACGCCGCCGGTTTCGCCAGCTGCGTATGCTCGTTTGGTTTCGATTTTCAAGAACCGTTTAATTCGGTTGATGATTGTTTGACCAAACTTCATCGGCTTGGCCTCGTGATTCGTGCCAAGCGAATCGCACCGCCAGATTGCCGCTGAACTTCATTCAACAGCATTCGCCGCTGCTCGAACAGATTCGGCAGGTCGAGCGTTGTGACAGACCGCGCCCCGATAGAATACGATGACGCACCTCCGGTCAAGAGAGCTTCAATCGCGGTTTCAACTTGCGTAAGTAAAGAAGACGGGTCAAGTGCCATATGCGAATAATAACGCAAGGCACTGCTAGATTAGATGACTTGTTACCGTGTTGATAGTATCAAGTTGTAATTATTTACTTGCTGCGAGTTGCCCATTCATGTGATGCTAACGCCAGATAGCAACCGAAAAAGAAAAGCGGAACACTTACGGCAACTGAAATTATTATCGTCAAGATTGTTGTCATAAAACGTCTGACAGGATTCGAACCTGCTCTTGCAGCAAGTTGGAATTAGATCACTTGACCAATTGCTGGTGTGGTTTTAATCTCGTCGACGATTCGCTGATGACCATTTTCGGCATCTTGCCACGTTGCGTAATGTTCGCAGTAACCGTCATTGTCGCCACCAAAAACTAGCGATTCAAACATCATCGGAGTCGATTCAAAAAAGGCAAGGTCAATGCCAACAAAAACGGTTGAGACAAGCACGTTCCCGATTTCAGTTCTTTTGACACGCTGCCCCATTCCCGTTTTGGTTTCTGGATCAATTGAGTTGTGCCACTGACGGAACTCCTCCCATGTTTTGCATGGAATGACATTTCTATTTTCGTCAAGCCTGCTTCTGATTGGAGGTTCCATTTATTACCTCAACAACAAATCATCGACGATTTTTTGAACATCTTCCCATCGAACATAATCGCCAGTTTTTGAATTAACCTCGTAGTCATATAAATGCCCATCTCCGTCATCGCCGCTATGGGCATCGAGTCGAGGCAAAAGCAATAAACGCATTGCGACTTCGTCGATTGGCTTTTTGTGTTTTGCAAATTCAACGAATTCGTATTCATCATCCATCGGTTCAAAATGTTCACTAACAATTTCAAGATCATTCATGCCTTGCATTTCCAGTATTTCAGATACTGGAATTTTTTCGCTAGGCTTGCCAAGTCTTTGTTTTAGTTTTGTGCTTCGACTGATTATTGAATAAATAGTTCCCATTACCCGATTCCTCTTAAAATGGCTGACAGGATTCGAACCTGCTCTGCAGTACCCGGATAAATTTCAATATCCCCGCGTGAACTTCCGCAGTCGATTTAGGCACTGCAACTCGACGCTCATAGGTGTTTGCCAATCCACTCCACCAGCCATAGATTTACCCGATCCCCTTAAACGTATTGCCACAAAAACGGCACTTGCAATAACGCACAATCTTCTCATTGAACCGCTTAACGCAGTACACGCTAGTATAGCTTTTCTTATCCGGTCGCAAAGCCGAACAAGCCGAACAGTCTGGTGGACGATATCCGTTTGGCTTTATCTCCTCCAACCGTGTATCCAGCCCCCCTTCCGTTGTCGGAAGTTTTGTGGCCTCGACGGTTGCCGGTTGATTGGTTTGGTCTGCTGATGTTGTGGGATTGGCTGAACTCTTGGAACGATTCTGAATCCTAGAATCGAGGTTCCCGCTAAGGCGTACGCCGTTGAATCCAACCAGTGGTTGTTTCGATTTTTCACGACCCATTTTTTTTGTAATCCTTTGCCAGTGGTAAATGTTTCTTCGTACTGTTCGGAAACTAGATGATGTGAAAAGCTCAAATGTTGCTTGTTGTCAAAGCTGGAAAAGACGGATAAAGAACCCTCGTTAAGCTGATTGACCTCGTTGAATGTCGCGGTCTTGATTCGTTGCTGGACTTGGTTTTTCCAGTACACGCCGTTGATGTGATATAGCCATCCGCGTGAGTCCTTTTGAAATTCTGCCCTAACTTCTTCGAAATGCCTTGACGTTGGAGTATCGCCCCCGGTAAACTTGAAGTTTTCAGGTTGGCCCTTCGCGGGCATGAATGGGAATCCGGCTTGCTTGCAGAATCCGTAAACTGATTCGGTGTAAGTTCCTGAGTCGATTAGCACCAGGTCAGGCGAACACTGCGACAAGATATCGACCCGCCATTCGTGCAACCGATTGATTAACGATCGCTCGACTGTTTCTTGTGGCGTTGTCGCTTGCATGCCGTGATTCTCGATAACCCCATAGTCGAGAATATGCGTTATCGCATTGCCATGCACGGCGAGCTTTGTCCAGTAGGATTGGTATTTCCCAAGGTCAACACCGAATACAATCTTCAGTGGAGTTTCGACTTTTGGCAGTTCATTGCGTGCAAATCCGCTCATGCGAGATGCGACAACGCCAGCGGACAATCGCATGGTTTCGGGTTCGTCCTCTTGCTCTGGATCTTGCTGCAGCTCCGCCAGCACCTTAGGCAAGCCCCAATCTGATATCCGATTGTAAAACGATTGCAAAGCATCTAGTTCGACACGCTCCCCGTTTGCGTTGACTTCAGAAACAAATCGATACGGATTGCTGAGAACCGCACCAGCTTTCATGGCTTCCATATTGTCGACATAGTATTGGGTCGCCGTTGGCCCATCCTTTAGCCCTTCCGATTGATCCTTTTGACGCAAGGACAGATATTCGTCCCAATGTTCTTTGTTGTCAGGCCACGATTCTAGCAATGGGTACCGGTCGCCTTCAAATGTTGGCTTGATCTTCCGGTCGGTTGCCCGATACGAATAGCAACGCCGGTTCTGAATCGTTGTCAGCACGACACGAGATAGCCTTGCCGTTGGGCCTGCCAATCCTGCCACGTCGCCGTCGATCATGTCCTCGATATCGCGATGCTTGTCCGTTGGGGAGAATGCAACTTCCCTTGTTTCTGGATCGTCGATAATCGCCAAGTCGGGTCGATTCTCCTCGAAGCCCTCTCCGCGAATTGCTGAGTCCAATCCGAAATACACCAACCGCTTGCCACCAACTGCGTTAGTTTCCCAATCGCATTTGATGGTGGGCATCACCACCAGTTCCTGACTCCATGTTATCCGCGTCAGCTCTCCGTTAACGTGCTGGCTTGCTGCTCGTTGTGGCGCACCTCGTAGCGAAACCACCGGGATGCATAACTCAGGGAAGTCGCCCGCAAACTCTGGAAACTTCGCGGAGTTCTCGAATTTGCTCTTGAATTGTTTAAACAGCTTTCGACCCTTCCCAAGCGTTCCAGCAATCAAAACTGGAAAGCGGACTGGCGTAGCGACAACGGCATTGACCGTCATGCAAATAGAAAGCTGGCTATTATGCGTCTTTGTATATCGATGCCCGCATAAATACGTTCTGTCTTGCGAATCAACTTGAATGCACTTAACCGGGACACTTACCACTGGCGTAATCGACTTGATCGACTTGCTTGTGAGGCATTTTGAGTTCGTCAATACTTGCCTTGTCAGTTTCCTCTTTAGCCTGAAAACAGGCAGGACTGTCGGAGTAAAACACATTCGATAGTACGGCGATCCATCAATAATTTTAGTCTTGATATTCCCTGACTTAATGCCAAGCGAACTAACCAGACGGGCAACTCCTTCAACCAAATGCCTTAGCTTGTTTGTGAATTCGCACTGACCACGCTTTGAAATTGTTCCGTCCGTGTCCATTAGGCCTTGAAGGATTGATAGCCTATCCTCCGCACTTGAGAAAAAATACACCTCTGGAATGTGCTTGTTATGCAGCAAATCGGATTCTCTCAAAACAGTCATTAATGATGTTGGCGGGACTCCGTTTCTTGCATAACGCCTAACTGCCGATCTCTCTGTGCCAGTGCGAATTGCCGCTGAAGATGCCGACACACCACTGGAAACAAGCTCGACCGCATCTTTATATCTTTTGGTTTTCTCTGTCTTGGTAGCAACACCGTGTCCAATTGTAAATCGAACAGCATTCCCTTTGCTGATTTTTGGAATACCGCAACGCAACCCAACTTCGGAAAATTCTGAAAGGTAATGATCCGACTCATTTTGGTGACAGGTCATCATGTTGTCATTAGTATTGCCATCCCCTAACCAAACGCCGAGAACATAAGGGTCTATTGGCAACTGTCGTTTTTCACACTGAACCGATGGGCAAACATCAACAGTCCATCTAGGATCGAACCATTTTTTACTAACATTGACCCCAGCTAAAAACATGCGCTCGGTTGTTTCAACAACCTGCGATTCTTTCCATCTCCGGTTAACAAGCCACTGGTGTGAGCCATCTGCAATGATCCTTTCACCGTCCGAAAAAACAACTTCATAGCATGGTCGGTTTGTTATTATTTCAGTTACTGCAACAACATTGCATGGAGTTCCATCACCGGAAAATACAGAATCGCCGACCTTTAAGTCCTGCATCTTCCTCCATCCATCCGGCGTCGGAATCGGAGTGTCGATAGCCAGTGCTTTTCCGTCTCCCCTCGGAGCCGCCACCGCTTTATCTCCACCGCTCCAAGCACGCTCCCAAATTGCGTCGATCATCGCTAGGTGGTGCTTGGCGAATGGATTAAAGAAGATCGGCTTGAAATACGTTTTCAGAAACAACTCAGGGTCTTTTAGACACGCTTCACGCCTTACCATGTTTTCCGGCTCTGGAATGTAGATGCGTGCCCCTTCCATCCTGGTAGCACGCTGGCGATGCAGCTCATTGTTCCGTTTAACACTGTAGTTATTGCCGCTGTTGCTGACCTTCGATTTCATCGACAATATTGCATTCGCTATTCGCTGCGCCTTTTCGCTCTGTGACAATTCTGAGAACATCGTCTTTGATTCCATTTTGTTCAGCAATCATTAAAAGCATTTCAGAATCCATTCCGTTTTGTGCTTTCCTTTCATTTGCTAAATCTGCGGCTATTATCAACTTCCCTGCTGATATTCTTTCCCTTTCGCTTGAGCTGGGATTGCTCATGATTGCCAATGCTGTATCTACCAATGCTCGCCTTGTTTCTGGCGTAATTGGGTAGTCATTGTTTATTGCTGTTGTAAAGAGCGATAATTCTCCGCGAATTCCCATTTAGATTTGTCGTTCCTCAATGTTTTAGTTCTTCCATTTAATATGTCCGAAAGACTTTTATTGCTTACGCCGACAGCCTTTGCTGCCTGCATGGCAGAGTCCCAATAAGTAACCTGTCCGCTTGGATGTATTTGAATTATAGGTTTTACAGTTCTACAATCAGTTTTGGGTGGGCAGTTTTTACAACTTGACCAATAAACGCCGCCGGCTGTTCGGCATCTCGATCTGCCTTTTAATATTGAGCAGATGGTAGTTTCGTGACAACTAAACCTCTTTGCGCCTGATCTGGCCGTTGGAAACTCACCAACGCACAAACCGTTTTTATCAAATGCAAAAACCCGATTTTCTTTTTTCGTTATTTGCTCAATGCTCGTGTTTCCAGAATACGACCAATAGAATTCGCGGCACTTACCTTTCTGGCGAATAGCCCTGCGAATTGATGTATCGCAATAGGCATTTACTTCTTCAGCGGCATGATCCGCAGATTGATATTTCTTGACAGCACCACCTATCGAGTATCTGAAAACTGGCTTTTTCTTTTGTGAACACCCAACAACACTGCGCGATATATTAAGGGTGTTTCGAATGCCTCGCGAGCTTATTTGATCCTGCTCAATCTTTAAAGCATCATCGAACGTATTGCAAATAGAAAGAATCTTAATACTAAAACATTGAGGAACGACAAATCTAAATGGGAATTCGCGGAGAATTATCGCTCTTTACAACAGCAATAAACAATGAC